GCGGGGCGCATCTCAGTGGCGATGAGAGTGTCCATGATTGCCTGCTCCCTGATCTTGGACCGTGCACCTTCGTGCATCCCCATGATGTCCAAGAGTATGCCAGCGCTCTGCTTGTCAACGATGTTGAGGCGAGCCAGTAGAAGCTTGAGTTCGAAACGCTGTGCGTCAGCGGCATTGCGTTCGGTGCGAAGCTCGCGGGTGGAGCGGGACAGGGTCATTATTTTGTCGTTCATTGTGGTAGTAGTATATCAGAGATTGAGGGGATAGCAAGCCTTACTTTGCTTTTCTTTTCCAGTCTGCAACGCTTTTCTTGAGCGCGGCTTTCGTGCGTTCGATGCCTTTCAGCTGTTGAGATACTTTGGGAGGGCTAACTGTATAACCTTCCTTGCGTGTGCGTTCGATCCGTTCGCGGAGAGTGTCTTGTTGTTGGTAGTAGCTAATCATGAGAGTATTCTAGCAGAGATTCGTAGGAATTGCAAGCTTTACTTTGCTTTTTTTTGGTGCTTGATTTCGTCTTCGATGTTGGACTCATGCCAGATGTGACCACCAGCATCTTCGAAGAGATCCCCACCGATAGGGATCATTTCGTTCTCTTCGATGAAAGCGTTGAACGCTTCGGCATTGCACTTGTGGCATACGCCGTGCTTGTCGTGCTTGCGGCACCACGCGACATTATTCGCGCCCCAGTTGATTGTCAGTTTTGGGAAGAAGCTGTGGAAGGCAGGTTTGGTTTTCTTAGTCATGAGAGTAGTATATCACAACTCTCAGAAAACGCAAGCGAAAAAGGCATTTATTTTCATTTTTTTTCAGGAGGGGGGTGCCATAGGGGAGGGGTTTTTTCAGAATTTCCGAGAAAAGGCTTGACCTCAATATAGCGGGGGGGTGGTGTATTCTATAAATAGGGGGTCATTGATTTGGTTATATGTGTAAAAAGAACATATATGTCATATAGATATAAAAGCTCATTATTGTTGGGACATATTGAGTTAACACAAAAGCAAGACAAATTTCACAAGATAATGCGGAGTCCCAAGACTCGGGTTGTTTTTATTAGCGGTCCAGCAGGAACAGCGAAGACATTTTTGTCTGTTTACACAGCATTATACAAGCATAACGAGGACAACCAGCTTAAGATACTATATTTGAGGAGTTTAGCTGAGAGTGCGGAGAAGGGGATAGGTTTTCTAAAAGGAAGCATGGATGATAAATTTAATCCGTATATGGGTCCGCTGGAAGACAAGCTTGATGAGTTACTAAACCAACAAGAAAAAGACCAGATACATCATCGCAATGCGCTAGATGCAGCCCCGATTAACTTTCTCAGAGGAGCGACATGGAAAAACAAAGTTGTGATTGTAGATGAGGCCCAAAATATGACGGTAAAAGAAATAACTACAATAGTGACGCGAATAAGCGAGGGGACCACCTTGTTCTTATGTGGGGATGTTATGCAGAGTGATATTAGATCTGCGGGATTTGAGAAATTCTGTGTAACTTTTGATGACGAAGAGAGCGAGGGGTATGGCATATACCATTTGCAGTTTACCAAAAAAGATATCATGAGAGATAAAATTATTAGTTATTTGGTAGATAAAATTGAAAAAAGTGATTTAAATAAATAAAATTAGCCATGAATAAGGTTTTCTGTGTATCGTGTGGATTTAAGATTTTGTATGAGGCTTCTAAGCCTAAGTTTTGTTCTAGTTGTGGGAAAAGTGTAGGGGGCACTGTTCGCGCCGCCGTAGAAGAAAGTGAGGAGAGGCCAGAACGAGACATTGATATTAACAAGCTTAAAAAAAGTATTTCTATCGAAAATTCTTTTGCGAAGACTTCTTTAAAAGACCTTTGGTCTAATCCAACTCCCCCAAGCGAGGGGGGTGAGTTTGTAAGGCCCGCGTCTAATGATCCTGAGGGGCAAGACCTTTTAGATAAGACAGTTACAGATTGCTCTTCTTCCCGCATGAAGGATGTCGATGAATGAAGACTTCGATAGCCAGCATGATGCTATAGAGGATCTTTTAAAAAAATATAGGCCTAAGTGGCAATTAAGCGCATTGGCGTGGATAGACTACGATGATGTCTGCCAAATAATTCGCTTTCATATTTACAAAAAGTGGCACCTCTGGGATCAAACGCGACCGTTTAAGCCTTGGGCTTCAATAATTATATCTAATCAAATAAAAAATTTGATTCGGAATAACTATTCTAGTTTTGCAAAGCCTTGTCTACGTTGCCCTCATAACATGGGGACAACTGCTTGTGATTTCACAGAAACCAGAGAACAAGACATAAGCTGCCCTGATTTCAGGAAATGGAAAAAAAAGAAAGAAAAGGCTTTTAATATAAAGCTTCCTGTAGCCTTGGAAGAAGGAATTGCTTTGGGGACGGCGAATTTAAAAGATTTTGTAAATTATGCACAAGCTTCTGAAAGACTGCATAAACTTGTTATGGAGCAATTAAACGAAAAGCATAAAAAAATATATTACATGCTTTATGTGGAGAACATAGATGAGAATGAGGTAGCAGAAAGATTTGGGTTTAAGGCTGACGCTGCGAAAAGAAAAAAACCTAGATATAAACAAATGGCGAACTTAAGGAAGAAATTTTATAAGATAGCAGTTACAATAATGGACAACCACGATATTTTATGAATGAGGTAGAACTAACGGAAGACCAGAAGGCTCAAATAGAAGAGGAGTTTAAAAAGAACCCCGATTTAAAACGTATTACTCAGAAGGTTTTCGAAGATAAGGAATTAGATGGCCGCTCCAAAGAAGGAAGAGCGATACGAGCGTTTTTAACTAAAAGCAATTTAGCTTATACCACCACTTTAGCAGAAAGAGTGGAGGGGATAACCTTAACATCTGACCAAAAGCAATTCTTAGCAAGCGACAATGTGGAAAGAGGGATGAATGCTTTAGAAATTACAAAATTAGTTTTCAAAGACAGAGATATTCTTCCCCTTAGTCAATCTCATAGGACTGTCATGGAATTTTTACGTCGATATAGACCAGAAATTGTCGATGACAATGAAATGTTGACTAATGATAAGTGGTCACCACCAAAATCTCTCTCTAGGGCGATAAAAAAAGTGAATGACTGGGCTGGGGTAAGCTTTGATGAGTTGACCATCCAAACAAAACAGAAAAAAATGTGTGAGAGGCTTTTATTTTATTTAAAAAGCCCTAGGTTCGTTCATTTTATTAATCAATACTCAACATTAGGGGATAGGGACTTATTTGAGAGTGAATATGTTAGAACGGTTTGGGATAAACCTGATTTAACAAACGATGAATTAAATTTGTATATTACCGTCTGCACAAACTATGTTAGGCAGAAGCATATCCAACAAAGAATCGACAAACTCAACGCCATGCTCAATGACACAGATAATGAGCGAGATTTAACAATGCGTCTTACTGAGATTATAAAGGCCACCAGCGACGAGCTGAACCAATGTGAGAAGAGGATCGAATCTTTGACCAAAGACCTTAACGGGAGCCGTCAGGCGCGTTTAAAGGCAAGAGGGGAACAGAATGGGAGTATCGCCGCTCTGGTTGAAGCTTTTCAAGAAAAAGAAGAGAGAGACCGAATGATTTTGATGGCAGAAATGCAAAACAAGTTAATTGAGGACGAGGCCGACAGACTTGAGACGATGGATGAATATAAGGCTCGTATTTTGGGAATATCAAAACAAGAATTGTTATGACAGAATTTAGTTGTCTTGAATGTGAAAAAACGTTTGATAATAAACGCAGCTTTCATTTGCACTTAAAAGCACACGCTTTGACTATCGGAGATTACTATGTCAAGCATTATGACAAAAGAGATCTTTATTCAAAAGAAAAGATTCCCTTCCGTTCTTATGATCAGTATTTTAGAGACAACTTTATTGATTATGATAATTTTGTTTTATGGATGGAGTCTGCTCCAGAATCAGAAGTCAAGAAATATATACAAGAGAGAGCAATCGACAAATTCAAACATAAGGGAATAACAATTTCGCCTCCGAATCTCTTTTATGATTTGTCTGAAATGGCCAATATTTTTTATTATAAAAAGTTTTGGGGATCTTACTCTAATTTCCTTGAAAAGGCTAATATAGGGAATTATTTTAAAAACAATTTACCAAAGAACTTTTGGGACCATAATTGCGAAGAGCTACCCATTTTTGTAGACACCAGAGAGAAGGCTCCCTTGAGTTTTAATAGGGGTGTGATTAATAAATTAGATTTTGGGGACTATACTGCGGGAGGAGAATATTATTCTAAGACCTTTGTGGACCGCAAGGCTCAAGATGACTTTAGACAGACCTTTGGCAAAGATATAGAAAGATTTAGGAGAGAGATGGATAGGTGTGTTCAATTTAATTCTTATATGTTTGTTGTAGCAGAAACAACCATAGAGAAATTAGAAGAGCACAATAAGGTTTCTAAGTTTAAGTCTAATCTTGGTTATTTGTGGCATAATGTCCGCAACCTTATGATAGACTACCCAGAGAACCTGCAAATTGTATTTGCTCATAGTAGGGCTGGGGCAAAGAAGCTAATTCCAAGAATTTTATATCATGGTTGTGCTTTATGGAACGTAGACTTACAATATTTTATAGAAGAGCGAGTAAATGTCTTGGACAAAAGGAAAACAAGGATATCGGTTTGAGCATTCTTCGAGTGCTTTAAACGAAGAACTTAAAGAGTTAGAGGGAGGCATCAGAGAAGAAGATGCTAAGTATCTGCTTTATAAGTTTTTAAGGAATAATATTTCATTCACATCTGAGTTATTTTTGGGAATAAAGTTATTTCCATTTCAGGCTATGGCTATTAAGGGGATGATGGTGGCTGACTACTCTATGTTTGTCTTTTCTCGGGGTATGTCGAAGACATTCTCTACTGCTGTATATGTTTTACTAGAGTGTCTGCTTAATCCGAATGCTAACATAGGTGTTATTGCAGGTAGCTTTAGGCAATCAAAACAAATCTTCCAAAAGATGGAGGATATCATGAGTAAGCCCGAAGCAAGCTTATTAAAAGAATGTGGCTTTAAAATAACTAAAGGAACTGACCAATGGACATTAACTTTAGGTAGAGCAAGAGCAATCGCTCTTCCGTTAGCTAATGGTGAAAGATTACGTGGATTTCGATTTAACAGGATTGTGTTGGACGAATTCCTTACTATACCCGAAAAGATATTTAATGAGGTTATTATACCTTTCCTTGGAGTGGTGGAGAATCCTCAAGAAAGGGAGGAGTTATACAATCTAGAATCCAGATTAATCGACAAAGACGAGATGACAGAAGGGGAGCGGTATATTTGGCCTAACAATAAGTTAATTATTCTTTCATCTCCATCCTTTAAATTTGAGTATATGTATAAGCTTTATAAAAAATATGAAGACTTGATATATGGGCATGACATAACAGAGGATATCCAAGAGGATGATTTTAAAGATGACGCATATAGGTTGATAATGCAATTGAGTTATGACTGCGCCCCTCAAAGGCTCTATGATCAGAATCTGCTTAAACAAGCTAAGGCGACCATGAGTGAAATGCAGTTTAAGAGGGAGTTCGGCGCTCAATTTGTAGACGAGAGTGACGGTTACTTCAGACTCTCTAAAATGGCGGCTTGCACCATACCTGATGGAGAAATGCCTGCTGTCGAGGTGGTGGGTAATCCAAGTGGTGAATATTTACTTTCTTTTGACCC